GTGCCGCCAACGGCATGAGTGCAAAAGGTATCTCAGCGTCGTCCGGCACGCCGTGCTTCAGACGCCAGCCCTTGATGCGATTGCCAAGCCCTCGGACACCTTCACCGGCGATATAGAGCAATCGACACTCATTCCCATCATGACCCAGGCGCAAAGTGTTGGCGGGAACGGCCTCACAATGGAGCAGGTGCGTGGGGCGTTTTCAATCCTCACTGACGCATGGTGTGCCAACAAACCACTGTCTCACAAGCCCCAGACAAAGGCGGACGGAAGGTATGCGCCGCTGATCCTTTCCAAGCGTCTCGGGGGCGATGTCGACGTCTGGGTTGAGCACATTGCAGGGTGGCTTGAGAACGGGTGCCTGTCGTTCGATGAGTTCGACAAGCGGGCGAAAAAGTTCGGCTTGCAGGTGCTGGAGCCAGTGCAATGATAGTTTCTAATGTAACTTTGCGGAAGTCTGCGGAAGTCTGCGGAGGTTTGTTTTTGAACCTCCGCGAACCTCCGCAGAAAACTGCTAAGTCATTGAAAAACCTTGCGGAGGTTGAGTGCGGAACTGTTTGCGGAGGTTGCGGAAGTCGTATAGCTAAGGCGCTGAATTACATGGATAAATTTAGCGGAGGTTCTGCGGAACTGTCTGTCCCCCTAAAGGGGGGTTTTTGCGCCAAGGGCTGCACAACCACCCCGTTAGGAGATGGGGCGATTTGTGAAGCGTGTTGGACCGACCCCGACACCCACTACACCGGCCCCGCTTTCGACTGCGCACCGGAACCCCTCGCAGCATTCTGGCAAGACGCCCTGACCCACACCCGCGCCGAGATGCGCACACGTTGGCCGGAGTATCGCGGGAAGGTGCCTGATGGGCTGGCGGGGGTGATTGTGAGCGATGTTGAGGCAAGTCGCGCGTTTAGGGAGGCAGCCAATGTATAAATCCACTGCCCGCTCCCTGCGCAGAGCAACCAGCGTCCACGCAATCGCAGTCAGCCCTGTCCCCGGCTATGTGTTCCAAGATGACCTGATCGTCTCTGCCGAGAACATGGGCCTTGAGGAATGCCAGCGCGAGCGCACGCAACTGCTGCTGGAAAAGGCGCGGCTTGAGGACGAACTGCTACCACACAAACGCGAGGGCAACATTCGCCAGATGAAGGTCATTGGCGCGCAGTTGCAGACCATATCAGGGCGGTTGGGCCTTGTCGGTAAGCGCATCAAACATCTGCATTCCACCCGTCAACATGAAACCTTCCGGGATGCAGCCTTGGAATTGCTTTCGCCGGAAATGTTCAAGGCGATCTGCCAGAGGGCGCGTGAACTTGGTGGGTCAGCGCCATGACCACACTACCAACCGTCCCGTTCACCACCACCCCGGAGCACACCATGCCGCCAACGAAATGCAGGACTGATGGCAGGAACCACGATACCGGCATGTTGCGCCCATACAGGCCATGCCCCGCCGACTTCCGCGAGCGCTTCCTTGAAATGGGGCAGTCGAAGGAAATCGAGGAGCATTACCGCACCAACTGGCGGTGCATCATCCGGTGGATCGATGAAAGCGGCGGCGATGCTCTCAGGGCTGAGCGGTTTGCCATTGCTGGGAAGCGGACTGGTGGGCGGTTGTCGCCCGAGCGTCGGCGCAGGTATGTGCTGGGGCGGACTTTGAATGGAGGTGGGAAGTGAGAGGTCGTTCAGTCCGAACAGATCGCGCGCGCGAGACGTTCATCGAGACCCTTGCCCAGACCTGCAACGTGTCGGAAGCCTGCCGTGCATCGGGCATCAGCCGCACTGCCGCATACGAGTGGCGTGAGAGTGACACAGACTTCGCAACGGCGTGGAAAGAGGCTGAGGAGACCGCTGCGGACCGTCTGGAGCGTGAAGCGTGGCGTCGGGCTGTCGATGGCACCGACAAGCCTGTGACGTTTCAGGGCGCGATCACAGCGACCTACAAGGAATATTCCGACCGCATGCTGGAAATCCTCCTCAAAGCACATCGACCGGAGAAGTTTGTTGAGCGCGTGAAGAATGAACACACCGGCAAGGACGGCGGCGCAATCCAGCTTGAACAGGTCAAATACGATGCAGAATCTTTCACCCGCTCAATTGCTGGCGTCGCTGCCCGAGTCGGAACGTCAGGCAAGACTTGACGGGCTTTCGGATGAGGTAAAGGCTGCACTGCGTTGGCACTGGCCATTCTGGGCGCGTCCGAACCAACTGGAACCGACCGGCGATTGGCAGACATGGCTCGCCCTTGCCGGACGCGGCTTTGGCAAGACCGAGGCTGGTGCGCAGTGGATCAGGCAACGTGTCGAGGCCGGTGCGCGTTCAATTGCACTGGTTGCCGAGACGCAGAAGGATCTTGAGGAAGTCATGGTCGCGCGGCTGCTGAAAATCAGCCCGCCGGACATGATGCCCAAGGTTCGCTACAAGCCGGTGCGTGTTACCTGGCCGAACGGGGCCGAGGCGCTGGGCTACAACGGGACCGAGCCGGACCAGCTGCGCGGGCCTGAGTTCGACACCGCGTGGGTCGATGAGCTGGCGAAATACCGCTATGCCCGCGATCTTTGGGACATGCTGCAATTCACCATGCGCAGTGGTGATGACCCGCGTGTGTTCGTGACCACCACGCCGCGCCCGATCCCTGTGCTTCGGGAAATTATGGCCAGCCCGACGACGGTTATCACACGCGGCTCGACAATGGACAACGCGGCGAACCTTGCGCCGTCGTTCATGAAGGCGGTTGTGGAGCGCTATGCCGGGACGCGCCTTGGTCGCCAAGAACTCAACGCTGAAATGCTGGATGATGTCGTTGGCGCACTTTGGACCCGCGACATGATCGAAGCCACGCGCGTGAAAAACATACCGGCCATGCGCCGCGTTGTGATCGCGGTCGATCCGTCGGGAACTTCCGGCAATGGTGAGGGAGACGACATCGGTATTGTGGCTGCTGGCGTCGGTGATGATGGACGCGGCTATGTGCTGGGCGATTATTCATGCAACCTGTCCCCGGAAGGCTGGGCGCGGCGGGTTGCTGAGGTTTATTCCATGCACAACGCTGACCGGATCGTGGCAGAGCGCAACTTCGGCGGGGCAATGGTGGAAGCGGTCATCCGCGCCGCTGATAAAAGCTTGCCGGTCAAGATGGTGACGGCATCGCGGGGTAAAGTTGCTCGTGCTGAACCTGTGGCAGCGATGTATGAGCAGGGCAGAATTAGCCATTGCGGTGGGTTTGCATCGCTGGAGGATCAAATGTGCGCCATGACGCCCGGTGGCTACGTCGGTGAAGGCTCCCCCGACCGCGCCGATGCGCTCGTTTGGGCACTGACCGAACTGATGCTCGGCACTGGCTACGTCTACCGGATCAACAATTGAGGAATTTGGCATGGATTTAGCATTGGAATTCATCGGCCAACAGGCTTGTGGTGTGGCAAAAGTGGAGGTCCACGTTGAACGCAAAATCCCAAAACGAAGTGCGGAAGAGTTGCGGGCATTCAGGCGAGAGGTGAACCGTGGCGCTTCTCTGGCCATGACAATTGACGGCGGTAACGGATAACCCACCTTCGCCATACGCCCTGCGACTATGGGCAAAGTCACACAACTCTTTGACGGATTGCGCAACGCGATTACCGGCCAAGGCACATCACGCGACCCGCGCACAGCCACGCACTACGGCCCGACGCGCGCGCTGACCCAGCCCGAAATCGAAGCCGCCTATCGCGGATCAGGCCTGCTCAAGAAAATAATCCAGATACCGCCGCTCGATATGGTGCGCGAATGGCGCGACTGGTCCGGCCTTGAAGCCGGTCATGCCGCGCTGGTGTGGGATGAGGAAAAGCGCCTTGGCCTGCGCGAAAAGGCGAAGTTGGCCGAGACGTTGCGCGGCCTTGGCGGCGGTGCATTCGTGCTTGGCCTGCCCGGATTGCCGAGTGAGCCTGCGCCAACAGTCATCGGCAAAGGCAAACTCACCTACATCAACGTCGTGTCGCGCTGGCACCTGACGTTCGAGAAAATTCAGGACGACGCGACACAGCCCGGCTACGGCGAACCGGTCATGTGGCGGATGCAGACGGCGAGGGGGCAGGTCGAAGTGCATCCCTCGCGCGTCATTACGTTCAGGGCCGACACCAGCGCATCACTCATTTCCGCCACCATCGATCTGACCGATGCCTATTGGGGTGAAAGCAAGCTAGCGCAGGTGCTGCAGGCCGTGCAGGACAGCGACACGGCCCGCGCATCATTCGCGGCGCTGTTGCACAAGGCGCGCCTGACACGCATCGGCATCCCGATGCTTATGGAACTGGTGTCTACAACGCAGGGAGAGGCTGAACTAAGCGGGCGTCTGCAGACAATGGCGCTGGCCGAAAGCCTCTACAACGCGGCGATCTATGACAGCGGCAATGGGTCGGACAGTCCCGCCGAAAAGATTGATGACGTGGCCTACAATTTCGCCGGGGCCAAGGACATCATCAACGCCTACGCCGAATTCGCCTGCGCGGTGTCCGACATTCCTGCCACCCGCCTGCTTGGCCGCGCGCCTGAGGGCATGAACTCGTCGGGTGAGAGCCAGCAACAGGATTGGGCGAAGAAAATCCGCGCCATGCAGACGCTTGAACTCGCGCCCTGCCTTGACCGCG